AGCACATATTGCAGCTCATAGAGCATTTATGTCTACAAGGATGGTGCAGATTAACCCACAAGTTTACGCAGCATTACAATCACACATCTCTGAGCACGTTTCTATGTTAGCTCAAGGAGAAGTTGGGTCTCAAATACAAAATGATCCTATGATGCAACAGATGTTACAAGTGGATCCGCAAGGAGCAGAGATAAAAATATCATCTATGATTGCTCAAAGAGTTGCTCAATTAACAATGGAACTGGCACAATCTGAAGCTATGGGTCAACAACAAGATCCATTAGTTGCATTAAAGCAAAGAGAACTAGATTTAAGAGCTTTAGACTTACAACGTAAGTCTGAAGAGGGTATGATGAATATGGAGATCAGAGAAAATCAAATTGAAGAACAATTAGATATTGAAAAGATGAAAGTAGAAAATAATGAAGACCAAGCAGCGGAAAGGATTAGAGTTGCTAGAGAAAAATTAGAAATACAAAGAGCTAAAATGAATGGAGCGAAAAAATAATGCCACTTACAGCTAAAGGAAAAAAATTAAAGAAAAAATTTAAAGAACAATATGGTTCTAAAAAAGGTGAGTCTGTTTTTTATGCTATGGAAAACTCTGGAAAGTTAAAAGGAGTTGTTAAAGCTTATGTAGGTAAAGCAATTAAACAACCTAGTGAGACTAAAAAAGAATTTAAAATGAGACATGCCTACCATACGCCATTTATGAAAAAGCCAAAAGGATTTAGAGGTGGTGGAATGGATATGGGAAGTAAAGCATCTCAAGAAAAAAGTGCTGCTATGGGAAACCAAGGTGGTGGACAAGGCAGAGACCCATCAAAACAATTTGAAGATAAAGCGTCTATGTCTCAAATATCAAGAGATGCACTAACAGCTCAAAGAAAAACTGCTCAATATACTATTAGTCCATCAACAAGTCCCGTAGGTAGAGCAGCAGCATTCGGAGCTGGTTTAATTATTCCTGGTGGTGGTTATGTTGCAAAAAAATTAATGGATAGAATTCCATATTGGAAAAGAGGTCAACGAACTGCTCCAACAGTTACAGATACTAGAGGAGACGGTGATAATGGTGGACAAAAAATTATAAAACCAATTGAAGTTGAAACACCTAAACCTGTCGATCCATTATTAGTAGACCCGTTAAAAGATTTTTTTAATTTTAAAGCATATAAAGTTGGAGGATTATCAGGTGGAGTAAGGTATGGTCCAGCACCAAAAAGAGGACCTAATCCACAAGTGCCTCCAGTTAAAATGAAAAAGGGAGGCTACAAGAAATAATGTTTCCTTGGAGTTTAATTGGTACTGCACTAAAGACTGGTGCGGAGATTTATAAAAATAAAAAAAAGTCTGAAATCATAATGTCTGAAGCACAAATCGTCCATGCTGAAAAGATGAAGCGTGGAGAGATCGAGTACAGTGGACAGATTGCAAAAAATCAAAAAGGCGACTGGAAGGACGAATTTGTACTTTTAGTTCTCACATCTCCACTGGCTATTTTATTTTATTCCGTATTTGCTGAAGATGAAGAGATACAAGCAAAGTTAGATTTATATTTTCAAAAATTACAAGAGATGCCTTGGTGGATAGTTTCATTGTGGGTCAGTGTCGTTGCAGCAATCTATGGAATTAAAGCTACTGATTTAATTAAAACAAATGGTAAAAAATAATGTTTAAATGGATTAAAAATCTATTTACTAAAAATCCTAAAAAAGATCCTCATTTAGAATTATACGAAGACTTAGATTACTCTAAATTATCAAAAGGTGATTTAAAGAAATTAAAAGATAAAGGTATAATTAAATCTATTTACAAACCTTATATTTAATATATAAGCCTTGTATGATCCAAGGCGATAGTGTTGAATATGAAATCATAAAAGAAGCTTGTCAGTCATTAACTAATGATAAATTACTTACTTGTGAGATTGGAGTAAGACAAGGACAAGGCTCTAAAATAATATTAGATGAATTAGTTTTTAAAGACCATTGGCATATTGGAATTGATCCATATGGTAATTTAAATTACGAACATTACGATAATTCTGGGGCTTACACTTGTGATTATACCAATGACATGAAGCTTCAATTAATTAAAGATTTAGATTATAAAAATTTTACATTATTTCCTATGGGGGATGATGAATTTATGAAAAGATTTCATGATGGTGTTCCTATTTATAGAAATGAAAAAGAAATTATAAACAAATATGATTTAGTTCATTTTGATGGTCCTCATAAAACATATGATGTAATCAAAGAAGCAATGTTCTTTGCAGAAAGATCTCATGCAGGCACTGTTTTTATTTTTGATGATTATCCTAAATATGATATGGATTTAATATTAAAAATAATTGTAAATGAATTTGGTTTTATGTTATTAAAACAAGGTAAAAATAAAATAGCTCTTAAAAGAAATTAATGCTTGATCATCATACTTTAAATAAAATTAAACTTGAGATTAATAGACAAATCACTAGTGTTAAAGAGCATATTTGCTATGGGGTTGATTCGGTTGAAAAATTAATGTATGCTCGGGGCAGACTCAGCGCTTTAGAAACGCTGCTTCAGGATATTAAAAACCTGCAAAAGGAGGATAACGATGGTACAATTGATAAAACCTAAACTTACAGATTTCGGAAACGAAAAAGTAAAAGAAGAGGTTAAATCACAGATTCCAACAGATCCCAAAGGCATCAAAGAATATCTTGAAATCATACCTAACCCGGTCGGTTACAGAATGCTAGTTAGACCTTGGTCTGGCCAAGCAAAAACAAAAGGTGGTCTTCTTTTATCAGACGAAACTCAAGATAAGATTCAAATGACAACTGTCGTTGGTTTAGTCGTTAAGATGGGTGACCTTTGTTACCAGGACAAAGAAAAATTTCCAAACGGTCCTTGGTGTAAAGAAGGCGAGTTTGTCGTTTACGGCAGATACGCTGGAAGTAGATTTCAAACTAAATACGGTGAACACCGTATTCTCAATGATGACGAGATCATAGGAACTATAAACAAGCCAGAAGATATTCTCCATTTATTTTAATAAAGGAGGATAAAAATGGCAGAAGTAAAAGACTACAGTGCAACAGCACTATTAGCCAAAGAAAAAGAAGTTGAATTGGATACAGACGGATTCAAAGATGAAGACGTTGAAGTAAAAGAGGAGACTAAAAAAGAAACTGAACCTAATTTAAATTTAGGTGAAGTTGATCTTGAATATACAGATCATTCAAAATCAAAAGAAGAAAAATCAGATAAACCTAATATAGAAGTTACTGAAGATGAACCAGTGGCTCCTAAAAAAGTTAAAGAAAAATCTGATGATGAAGACAAAGAAGAAAAACCAAACCTTAATGAATCTAGAAGAGATTATCAAAAAAGAATTGATAAACTTGTTTTCCAAAAGAAGGAAGCTGAAAGAAGAGAAAAAGCAGCTCTAGAATACGCTAAGGGAATACAAAAGAAATTTGACCAAACCTCTTTGAAGTTTAAAGAAACTGATGAACAGTATCTTAAAGAACTAGATGCAAGAGTTGATGCACAAAGAGAGCAAGTCAAAGTAGCTCTTCAACAAGCTATCGAAAGTCAAGATGCTTCTAAAATTATGGAAGCAAATGATAAGTTAACTCAACTAGCTGTCGAAAAAGAAAAGGCTAGATTAGAATTAGCTAATCGTGAAAGACTTAAAAAGCAAGAAGAAGAGCAATATAAACAACAACAAAACGTACAAGCTGAAACCTCAAACACAGCTGAATCTTCGCAATCTACACCACAAATAACGCCTAAAGCTAAGAAATGGGCAGAAGAAAATACGTGGTTTGGAAATGATGAAGTTATGACTAATGCTGCTATTACTATTCATAACAATGTTACCCAAGAGGGTATTGAAGTGGACAGTGATGAGTATTATAATGAAGTTAATTCAAGACTAAGGAAATATTTTCCAGAAAGTTTTGATGACACTAAAGACGAGCCTAAAAAGGAGAAACCGAAACCCGTCCAAACGGTTGCCTCTGCTGGTCGTAGTCAACAAGGACGCAGAACTGTGAAACTCACCAAGTCACAGGTAGCTATTGCTAATAGATTAGGGGTGCCACTAGAGGAATACGCTAGATACGTGAAGGAGGATAAATAGTATGAGTACAATTAAGAGAACTTCACGGGAGTCAGATTCAAAAGCTTCAAATGAGGCTAAGAAGACATGGACTCCACCATCCAGTTTGGATGCACCACCTGCACCGAACGGGTACGCCCATAGATGGATACGTACATCCGTTCAAGGTTTTGAGGATACAGCTAATGTATCTAAGAAGCTTAGGGAAGGTTGGGATTTTGTTAAGGCCGATACTATTACAGAAGAAATCGGAACTAATAAATATCCTTACTATACCGAAGGTAAATATCAGGGTTGTATTGGAATTGGAGGCCTTGTGCTGGCAAGGATACCGGTTGAGATACTGGAAGCTCGCGCTGCTTACTTTAATAGAGTAACGCAAGATAGAATGAACGCGGTTGACAATGATCTCATGAAGGAACAGCACCCGGATATGCCTATCAATATTGATAGACAGTCCAGAGTGACCTTTGGTGGTAGTCGCAAAAAATAAATTTGCAATATCTACCGGGTCTTAAAATAAACTGTTAAAGGAGAAACATAACTATGGCAAACGTACTTGAAAAGTTCGGTCTAAGACCGTACAGAAAGTTAGACGGTACACCATTAGTAGGTGCTCAAAATAGATACACAATTGCAAGCGGTCACACTACTGCAATTTTCCAAGGCGATATGGTTATTCCATTGGCTTCTGGAAATATTGATAGACATTCTGCTACTGGAACTGTACCTATCGTGGGCGTTTTTAACGGATGTTTTTACACAGATCCAACTACTCAAAAGCCGACATACAGAAATTACTACCCAGGTGGTATTGTAGCTTCGGACATCACAGCATTTGTTGTTGATGACCCAGATGCAGTATTCCTAGTAGATTCTGACTCGACTTTTACGAGAGCAAATCTGTTTGCTAACTACGATGTTACAAACACTACTGGTGTTACACAAACAGGAATATCTAAGTGTCAGTTAGATCACTCAACTGGTGATACAACTAATACATTACCAATTAGAGCAATTGATATTTCGCAGGATCCAGACAATTCGGATACTACGACTTCAAATGCAAACATTCTTGTTTCAATCAATAACCACTTCTATAGAAGTACAACAGGTATATTATAAGGAGTATAAATTATGGCTATATCACGATCACAACTAGTTAAAGAACTAGAGCCAGGTTTGAACGCCCTATTCGGCCTGGAGTACAATAGATACGAAAATCAGCATGCTGAAATTTTCGTAACTGAAACATCTGACAGAGCTTTTGAAGAAGAAGTAATGTTAAGCGGTTTCGCTTCTGCACCAACTAAACAAGAAGGTGCTGGAGTAGTGTTCGATCAAGCAGGTGAAACTTTCACAGCTAGATACAACCACGAAACAATTGCTTTAGCATTTGCTATCACTGAAGAAGCAATCGAAGATAACCTATACGATAGATTAGCTGCAAGATACACAAGAGCTCTTGCAAGATCTATGGCTAACACGAAGCAAGTTAAAGCTGCAAACATCTTGAACAATGCGCAAGTAGCTGCTAATACAGGTGGAGACGGTGAATCCCTAATCGGAAACGCTCACCCACTTGCTACTGGTGGAACTTTCTCAAACGTTCTTGCAACTGCTGCAGACCTTAACGAAACTTCACTTGAGCAATCGTTAATCGATATCGCTGGATTCGTAGACGAAAGAGGATTAAAAATCGCTTCTCAAGGTAGAAAAATGATAATTCCAAAAGAATTACAATTTACTGCTGAGAGATTGATGAAAACTCCTCAAAGAGTCGGAACAGCTGATAACGATATCAACGCAATCGTATCAATGGGAATGTTACCAGAAGGATACAGAGTTAATAACTTCTTATCTGACACTGATTCATTCTTTATTTTGACAGACATCCCTAACGGATTAAAACACTTCGTTAGATCTCCGATCAAAACTGCGATTGAAGGTGACTTCGATACTGGCAACGTAAGATTCAAAGCTAGAGAAAGATACAGCTTCGGTTGGTCAGACCCTAGATGTATATTTGGTAACGGAAACTTACCAACTAGCTAATAAATACTAACTAGTATTACTTAAAGGGGCGGTGTTCACATCGCCCCTTTTTTTATGTATAATAAAAATACCTAGAATTAATAATTTTGTAGACTGGCTAGGCAGACGGTATAGAGACTACAAAGTTTAACCGCTATACAGGAGACTATTATGGCAAACACAACTTTTTCAGGACCGGTCAT